AATACATTAGAACTGTTTAAACGGCTCTAATTGGTCATAGGAAGCCTTCTTCGGGAAAGTGGCTACACGCGCCAATTCGTACCCCCACCCCCGTGTCACAGGAGTGACTCCCGCGCATACGCTCTATACATACTGTTTCAAATTTTGACGCACTAACTTTTGACCTTTTTTTAACATAAGCATTGACATACCCCCTACCCCCTGTTTTAATGTTAGGGGAGGTAAGTAATTCTATAGATATTTTTTTTATATATTGCCTATGAGCATTTTAAGACACCTGCCGGTGTTATCTATATGCAATTCGTTACCTTCGGAAGCGTAAAGAGCCAATCCGCGCATGGATTGACTCTTAAAAGGGTGGAACTAGATTCGAGGTATGTAAGACAGTTCCTAATTGGAGATACCCTTAAACGCATTATATTGTGGTTTAACATGGTTGACAATACTATATATGGTTATGAGAGTTGATGAGAAACAAGTAAAACAAGTGATGTCTTTGATGACACCTGAACGTTTATCACGTTTAAACACCTTACAGCGTAAGGAGTTGGATAAATTAGTTAAACATTTAGAATCTTCTGTTATTCGTGAAAAAGGTCAAGAAAATTTTTTAGATTTTTGCGCTTCAGTTTGGTCTGAATTTATTTGTGGTGCGCATCATACTAAGATGGCACAAGCTTTTGAACGTGTTGCTACAGGTGAATGCAAGCGTCTAATGATTAATATGCCTCCTCGTTTTGGTAAGTCTCAGTTAACGTCTTGGTTACTACCTTCTTGGATCGTAGGTAACTCTCCTGATAAGAAAATCATCATGGCATCACATACAGGAGAACTGTCTTTACGTTTTGGTCGTATGGTTAGAAACTTAATAGATAGCGATGATTATCAGAGAATCTTTCCAGACGTTAGTTTAAATCTCGACAGTAAAGCTGCTGGTCGTTTTGACATATCGGGTGGTGGTGAATATTTCTCAATTGGTGTGGGTGGTGCGGTTACAGGTCGTGGTGCTGATCTATTAATTATTGATGATCCTCATTCTGAGCAACAAGGTCAGTCTGCTGATCCAAAAATCTTTGAAAGCACTTACGATTGGTATCTGAGTGGTCCTAGACAGCGTTTACAGCCGGGTGGAGCGATTATAATAGTAATGACTAGATGGGGTAAGAAAGACTTATGTGGATCTATTTTACACGACAGCATTACAAGGGATGGTAGTGATGAATGGGAAGTAATTGAATTACCAGCAATATTGCCATCTGGAAGAAGTTTATGGGAAGAGTATTGGAAATTAGAAGAACTAGAAAAGATTAGGGCAACATTACCTGTTGCTCATTGGGAAGCACAGTATCAACAAAATCCTGTATCAGAAGAAGGTGCTTTAGTTAAAAGAGAATGGTGGCAGACTTGGGAAAAGAAAGATCCGCCTCCTTGTGAATTTTTAATTCAATCTTGGGATACTGCATTTCTAAAAACAGAACGAGCCGACTTTTCAGCTTGCACTACATGGGGTGTTTTCTATAGAGAGAGCGATGAAGGTTATATGGCTCCAAATGTTATATTGTTAGATGCTTTTCAAGAACGTTTAGAATTTCCAGAATTAAAACGTAGAGCCTATGATCAATACAAACAATGGATGCCAGATGCTTGTATTGTAGAGGCGAAAGCTGCTGGATCTCCTTTAATTTTTGAATTAAGAGCAATGGGAATACCAGTACAAGAATTTACTCCTTCACGTGGTAATGATAAGATTGCACGTGTAAATGCAGTTGCAGATTTATTTGCATCAGGTACAGTATGGTGTCCTGCTAAAAGATGGGCAGAAGAGGTTATGGAACAATTTGCATCTTTTCCTGTAGGAGATCACGATGACTTGGTTGACTCTTCAACACAAGCATTACTAAGATATAGGCAAGGTGGATTTATTTCATTGAGCCATGATGAAGAAGAACAAGAACTAGTAGAAAGGTTTGCTGATTATTATTAATTAGTTTAAAATTTATATAATGGCAGAAGAATTAAATATAAGTGTTGTCAATCCTGAAGCGGTTTCAATAGAAACTGAAGATGGTGGAATGATTATTGATTTTGATCCAAGTGCTGATCAAGAAGTAGCTTTTGATGCTAATTTAGCTGAGAGCATTGATGAGCGTGATCTTAAATCATTATCTATTGAATTAGTTGGTGCTTTTGAATCCGATAAAGAATCACGTTCTGATTGGGAAAAAACTTATATTGAAGGTTTAGATAATCTAGGATTAAAGATTGAAGAACGAACTGAGCCGTGGGCTGGTGCTTGTGGCGTTTATCATCCATTACTTTCAGAAGCTGTTATAAGATTTCAATCACAAGCGGTAGGAGAAATGCTACCTGCAAGCGGTCCAGTTAGAACAAACATTGTGGGCAAGGTAACTCCAGAAAAAGAAGAACAGTCAAGACGTGTAGAAGACTACATGAATTATCTTATAACTGATCGTATGACTGAATATCGTAATGAAGTTGAAAGAATGTTGTTTAGTTTACCATTGGCAGGTTCTGCATTTAAGAAGATTTATTGGGATGTTAATATGCAACGTCCATGTTCTATGTTTATTCCTGCAGAAGATTTTGTTGTTAGTTATGGCGCATCAGATTTAAGAACTGCTGTACGTGCAACACATATTATGCGTATGACTCTTAATGATATTACTAAACTGCAATACGCTGATTTTTATCGCGATGTTGATATTCCTCAATCGCATTCTTTGTCAGACAAGATTAAAGAAAAGTATGGTGAACTAACAGGAGACTCACCAAACTACGAATTTGAAATGAATACTTATAGCAAAGATGGAATGCATACTTTGTTAGAAATGCATGTTGATTTAGATCTTATAGGGTTTGAAGATATTATTGATGGAGAAGAAACAGGAATAGCATTACCTTATGTTGTTACGATAGATCAAGGTTCTGGAAATATTTTATCCATTAGACGAAACTATATTGAAGATGATCCTAAGAAAATGCGTAGACAACATTTTGTTCATTACCAATATATGCCCGGATTAGGGTTTTATGGTTTTGGTTTAATACATATGGTCGGTGGATTAGCTAAATCAGCTACATCAATACTAAGACAATTGGTTGATGCAGGTACTTTATCTAACCTTCCGGGTGGTTTAAAGACTAGAGGACTAAGAATTAAGGGTGATGATACTCCAATATATCCGGGTGAGTTCAGAGACGTGGACGTTCCGGGCGGAAGCATAAGAGATAACATAACTTTCTTACCTTATAAAGAACCTTCAGGCACTTTATACCAGTTATTAGGCAATATTGTAGAAGAAGGACGAAGATTTGCTTCCATTACAGATTTAAAAGTGTCTGATATGAACAATCAAGCGCCTGTTGGTACTACATTAGCGCTATTAGAGCGTAACATGAAGGTAATGACTGCTATTCAGTCTAGATTACATGCCTCTATGAGACATGAATTGGCTATTTTGTCCGAAATTATTAAAGATTACATGCCAGAAGCCTATGAATACGAAATAGATGGGGATCAAAGCATAAAACCTAGTGATTTTGACAATAGAGTGGATATAATTCCTGTTTCAGATCCAAATGCAGCTACAATGGCACAAAGAATTATGCAATATCAAGCTGCTTTGCAATTAGCACAGACTGCACCTCAAATGTATGATCTACCAAAGCTACATAGGCAGATGTTAGAAGTACTCGGTATACGTGATCCACAAGATATTATACCTCTTGAGGATGATCTTAAACCAACAGATCCAGTTTCAGAAAATATGAATATATTGAATGGAAAACCAGCAAAAGCTTTCCAATATCAAGAACATGCTTCTCATATAACAGTACATATGTCTATGATACAAGATCCTAAGATACAAGAGTTAGCTGGACAAGCACCAAATGCAGATGCAATGCAAGGCGCTTTGAGTGCGCATATTATTGAGCATTTAGGTTTTGAATATAGAAAACAAATAGAAAAAGAACTAGGTACACAGTTACCACCAGTAGGCGATCCTTTACCACCAGAGATAGAAGAAAGACTTTCTGTATTAGTAGCTGCTGCTGCTGAACAATTGCTAGGTAAAAACCAACAAGAAGCACAACAACAGCAAGCGCAAGAACAAATGCAAGATCCTGTTATTCAAATGCAACAACAAGAACTTCAAATAAAACAACAAGCTGCAGAGAATAAAGCAACTATGGATGAAGCTAAGATAACTGCTGATTTACAAAAAGCTACAATGAAAGATCAATTAGAAAGAATTAAAATAGAAGCTGATGCTAAAGCAAAAGATGATCGCATTGATCTAGATATATCTAAGATAGAATCAGATGAAAGAATGAAAGGTGCTGAATTAGGAAAACAAATGGCTGAAGATATATTCGATAAGAGTTCAGAATAGATGGAACCTAGTGATTATACTTTTACAGAGTTCTTGACAGATCGTTTAAACAATGAGATAACAAGAATTACAGATATTATTATTGATGGCGATATTAAGGATTTATCAGAATACAGTCGCTTAAAAGGTAAAATTGAGGGTTTACGTATTGCCCTAAGAGAAATAACAGATGTCATGGACAAAGTTATGGAGTCTTAAAATAATATGCACGTCTTATAGTAAGACGATGGGTAACATCATAACCCTTAATAATATTGATGCATCATAAGGATACTTATGACAATTAAAGCAGTAAAGAAAGAAGAAGATGAGGCTATTCAGCCAGAGTCAGCTTCACAATTACCTAAACCAACAGGATATAAAATCCTTATAGCATTACCAGAAGCAGAAGAAAAAACATCAGGTGGAATCATTAAAGCTGAAGAAACCATACGTATTGAAGAAACTGCAGCGGTAACAGGATTTGTTTTAGATATGGGATCAGATTGTTACAAAGACGATAAAAAATTTCCTAACGGAGCATGGTGTTCCAAAGGGGATTGGATTGTAATGAGAGCCTTTAGTGGTACTCGTATTAGCATTCATGGCAAAGAGTTTAGATTAATTAATGATGATACTGTTGAAGCAGTCGTACTAGATCCTAGAGGAATACAAAGAGCATGAGTGAAACAGCACAAAATGTAGAAGATTTTGAAACGCCTATAGCACAAAAAATTGAATCCCCAAAACCAGACAAAGATTTAGAAATAGAAGTCATTGATGACAGACCTCAAGCAGACCAAAAGGTTTCAAGGGTTTCAAATGATGATGATGTTGATAATGAAATAGAAGGAATTGGTGATCGAACCAAGAAACGTATTGATAAACTGAAATATGATTATCACGAAGAAAGACGTTCAAAAGAACAAGCATCACGTACACGTGATGAGGCAATACAATACGCACAATCTTTACAGCAAGAGAATGAAAAGTTAAAGAATACAGTATCTAGAAGTGAAGGTGCATTAATAAATAGCCTTAAAACACGTAGCACAACTGCTATAGATGCTGCAAAAGCTGAATATAGAACAGCCTACGATGCAGGTGATACTGATAAACTACTAGATGCACAAGAAAAGCTTAATTCAGCATTTGCTGATAAAAACTATGTAGAGAATTATGTGCCTCAATCATCGCCACAACCTCAAAATAATCAGCAACAACAAATATCTCAACAGCAATTTGCACAACAACAGCAATTTGCACAACAACAACAGACTCAAACAGATCAATCATATGATCCTAAAGCTATTGAATATATTAGGAATAATGAATGGTTTGAAAAAGAGGGTAATGAGGATATGACTGCATTAGCTTATGGAATGCATGCTAAACTTATTAGAAAAGGTATTGATCCTATAAGAGATGCAGATCAATATTATGATGAGATAGATACGGCTGTAAGAAATAGATTTCCAGAAAAATTTGAGACGAATACTGCAACGTCTCAGCGACCTTCGACTGTGGTTGCACCTGCTAATAGGTCAGGTACGAAACAGCGCATAGTGCAGTTAACTAGAACACAAGTTGACCTCGCCAGAAGGCTTGGACTTACACCAGAACAATATGCAACTCAATTTTCAAAGGAGTTAAATAAAAATGGATAAGTTAGAAGAAAAGCGCACTCCACGCTCGTTGGAGACTAGAGAAAAAAATGAGCGAAGTAAACCTTGGACACCTCCAAACTTGCTTCCAGATCCTACACCTCAACCGGGATATGTTTATCGTTGGGTTCGTACTGCTGCGGCAGGACAATCTGATAACTTAAATGTATCTACGCGTATTAGGGAAGGATGGGAACCAGTTAGATCAGAGGATCATCCAGAAATGCGAATCACTACAGATGAGAATACTAGGTATCCTGACTGTATTGAAGTAGGTGGACTTTTATTATGTAAAGCACTAGAAGAAGAAGTAGCTAAAAGGCGAGACTATTATCAAGAGTTAGCTGAACGTCAGATGAGTGCTGTCGATTCTAATTACATGAAAGAAGAAAACCCTGCGATGCCAATGTTCAATGAGAGGAAAACTAAGGTTACTTTTGGACGAGGTGGGCAATAATTATATTGCTTATCTTATAATATTAATTATTGTATTTAAGGATATATAACAATGAGTAGTACAGCGACACCTTATGGTGCGAGACCAATTGGCACAACAAGTGCTAGTGGTTCTTTTACTGGAAAAGTACGACACTATCAAATTGCTAGTGCGTACGCTACATCAATATTCTTTGGAGACTTTGTTAAACTTGTAACTGCTGGAACAGTAGAGAAAGACACAGGTACGACAGCTTGTACTCCAATAGGAATATTTATGGGAGTTACATATACCGACCCAAATACAAATCAGAAAACGTTTAGTCAAATGTGGACTGCCTCTGTGGTAGCAACAGATGCTTATGCATATGTTATTGATGATCCAGACGTTCTTTTCGAGATGCAATGTGATGGTTCTGCCGCACAAGCAACACTTGGATCGAACTGTGCTGTGGCTCTAACTGCAGGTTCAACCACAATTGGTACTAGCAAGAACGTAGTGGATATTTCTACTACCGCTACAACAGCAACACTTCCTGTAAGGATTGTTGATGTTGTGCAAACACCAAATAATGCATGGGCTGATTCCTATACAGATGTTGTTGTTAAGTTCAATGTTGGACACCAACTGATTAATACGACTGGCATATAAACTACGGAGAATAAATAATGGCTATTTCAAGAGCGCAGCTACTTAAAGAACTTCTACCCGGTTTAAACGCACTGTTTGGGTTGGAATATGATAAGTACGAGAATGAGCATACTGAAATCTATGAAACTGAATCTTCTGACAGATCTTTTGAAGAAGAAGTTAAGTTAAGTGGTTTTGGTCAGGCTCCGGTTAAAGATGAAGGTTCGGCTATCAGTTATGATAACGCACAAGAATCTTTTACTGCACGATATAACCATGAAACCATCGGTATGGGCTTTTCTATAACAGAAGAAGCAATGGAAGATAATCTTTATGATTCTCTTTCTGCTCGTTATACGAAAGCACTAGCGAGAAGCATGGCTTATACAAAACAAGTAAAAGCTGTAAACCCTTTTAATCAAGGGTTCTCAGGTGGATCTTTTAATTCTGGCGATGGAGTTGATTTCTTTTCAACAGCACACCCTTTGGTGTCTGGCGGAACGAATGCAAACACCCCTAGTACACAAGCAGACCTTAACGAAACTTCGTTAGAGAATGCTGTTATTAGTATTGCTGGATGGACTGATGATCGAGGATTGCTAATTGCAGCAAGACCACGAAAGTTAATCGTACCACCTAACAGCATGTTTACTGCTACACGTATCTTAGAATCTGATCTCAGAGTCAGCACGGCTGACAATGATGTGAATGCTATGAAAATGAATGGCACTATCCCTGAGGGATATTCTGTCAATCATTTCTTGACAGACACAAATGCATGGTTTCTAATTACTGATGTGCCAAATGGATTAAAACATTTTACACGTACAGCATTAGAGACTAGTATGGATGGAGACTTTGATACTGGTAATGTTAGGTATAAGGCGCGAGAAAGATATTCCTTTGGAGTATCTGATCCGTTGGGAGCCTATGGCTCCTCTGGCTCGTCTTAGACTAAGTTAGCAAAATATGGAACCATTTATGGGAGGGTTTCTTCCTCAACTCCCATTAAACTTTTCTAGGGTTAAATTGTCCTATCGACTGACCTAGCAGACAATGCCAAGACAATAGGACTTATTTTTTCGGGAGAAAGAATTATGGCAAATACAACATTTAGTGGACCAGTTCGGTCCGAAAACGGCTTTGAAGTAATTTCAGAAAATTCAACTACAGGTGTTATAACAACTATATTGGATATAGATTCAAGTGGTAATATAGATACTGATGGTGATGTAACAATTGACGATCAACTGTATGTTAAAGATGGTGCTGATATTCGTTATACCGCGACCACAGGATATGGTCCAGCAGGTGTAATTATTGGTAAAGGCGGTTCTTTAGCAGCAACAGCCGATCCTTATGCAGAAAGTTCTACTGAACTATTCCCATTAGGAACAACCATGCAGTATGGAAACAACATACTGAGATATATGCAGAATGGCGGAACAGCAGTAACTGCTGGTAAGCTAACACAACATGCAGCAATCATTGCTCATCATACAAATATGGCAGCAACCGCAGCAGTAGCAGCAGGTGAAACTGCAATTTCTGTTGAAACTAATGGTACTGACATTACACTTAATCAATACGCAGATGGTTATCTGTGGGTTAATGATGTTAATGGTGAAGGTCAAATGCTTAGAGTAAAATCTAATCCAGCACACGATCACTCAGCCGATCCATCAATCGTGATTACTTGTTATGATGATCTAGCAACTGCTTTAACAACCAATTCAGAATTATCGTTAATCGCTAATCCAAACACAGGCTTAATTGTTGCACCAGCAGCAGAAACAGGTGCTATTATGGGTGCTACTGTTATTGATACAACAGCCAGTTACTATGCTTGGTTTACGATTAAAGGTCCAGCATCACTATTGACTGTAGGAACTTTAGTTGTAGGTAATGTAGCAGTTCGTTCAGGCGGTACAGCAGGTGGAGTTGCACCAGCAACCGATAATGTCCTAACGGAAATTGGCGATGTTATGGCTGTGAGAGCAACCGGTGAGTATTCATTAATTAACATGAACATAGGCTAACTAGGAGTATATTATGGCTGATGCAGTTACATCACAGACTATACTAGATGATGGCGGTAAAAATCTTATAATGAAGTTCACCAATATTAGCGATGGCTCTGGAGAAAGTGCTGTCGCTAAAATTGATGTATCCGGATTAGAATCAAGTGCTATTACAGGTCAAGCTTGTAATAGAGTTGTTTTAAACAAGATATGGTTTAGTAATATAGGAATGGGATTTCAATTACTTTGGAACGCAAGTACAAATGTTTTTATATGCCAAGCACCTAAAGATTGGACTGATACTTGGGATTTCACAGATAGCAGCCAAGTTTTGCCCGGAATACCTAATAATGCAGGATCAGGAATTAATGGTGATCTATTGTTAACTACTAATGATCACACGGATGGTGATACTTATAGTATTCTTGTTTGGGCAAGCAAAGGCTACGCTAATCCTAGCTAATGGACGATCAATATCCATCTGGTAGATTTGGTGGAGACATGGACAGAAATGAGGTCGAAATGGATCTCAATAAGTTCATGGCTATGGTGGAAGAAATTGGTGCTTTAAAAGATAAGGTAAGGAATTTAGAAGATGTTAAGAATAATAACCCTTATCAAAAGGTTATCTTTGTAGCACAAGCAGTAGATTCATGGCGAATTTTTCCAAGAGCATTCCTATCGGTCTATATGTATTTATTATATTTTACGACCTTTTGGTTTATGGATTTACCAGAGCCAAGTTTTGAACAGTCTGCATTAATATCTATAGTAGTGGGTGCAGGAGCAGCATGGTTTGGACTCTATGCGGGTACAAGTGGTTCGTCTAAAAGTTTTAAAGGCGAAAAATAATGCCTTTAAAAAAGAAAAGAAACTACAGAAAGGAATATGATAATTACCAAAGTAAGTCTAAACAAAAAAAGAATAGAGCATCTAGGAATGCAAGTAGAACAATTCTTAAAAAGAAAAGAAAGGTAAGGAAAGGTGATGGGAAAGATGTTCATCATAGAGATGGCAACCCAAAAAATAAAAAAAGAAGTAATTTAAAAGTTACATCTAAATCTAAAAATAGATCATTTAAAAGAACTAAAACTGCTAGAAAGAAAAGGTAATATAAAATGTATGAATATAGTTGCAAGGTTAAAAGAGTCGTTGATGGCGATACTGTTGATGTCGTTATTGATCTCGGTTTTGACATTCATTTTGCCACTCGTGTTCGCCTATATGGTATGGACACGCCTGAGAGCAGGACTAGGAATAAAGACGAGAAGGTTAGAGGATACATGAGCAAGGATTTCTTAGAAGAATGGATGGAAAAGGATGATGTTATTATTAGAACTCGTAGAGATAAAAAAGGTAAGTTTGGTCGTGTTTTAGGGGAGATGATTGTTCGTGGCGAGAATGTCAATAAGTTAATGGTTAAAGAATGTCTTGCTGTTGAATACTATGGTCAGAGTAAAGATGATATTGAAAAGCAACATATGTTGAATCGTCAAGTGTTGATTGAAAAGAGACTTTTTAATCCAGATAAACTATTATAATAATATAAATGGGAGAATAAAATGCCAAAAGTTGGAAAAAAACATTTTGCATATTCAAAAGCAGGTAAAAAGAAAGCTAAGAATTATGCTAAGAAAACAGGAAAGAAGATGTCTTATAATATGGGTGGATTAGCGGAAATGCCTAGACGAAGACCAAGAATGCCAGTAATAGCAGATAAAGCTGTTGCCGGTGGTCAAGGAGCGATTCCTAGAAGTGCTAATGCTTATAGTGAGGGTGGTAAAGTGGAGATGTACCAAGAACAAGTAAGGCGCAAATTTCATGGTAAATAGTTATGACTACAGCTACCACAAACAACTTCAATCTAGATATAGCTGAAGCTGCAGAAGAGGCTTTTGAATTAGCTGGTCTTGAAATGAGAACCGGCTATGACTTACGTACTGCAAGAAGAAGTATAAATCTAATGATGCTTGAATGGGCTAATAGAGGATTAAATCTTTGGCAAGTTGAATCAGGATCTACTACATTAGTAGCTGGTACTGCTACCTATACACTAGATCCAGATACTATAGATTTACTAGAACATCATCTTAGAACAGATGATGGGGATTCTTCATCACAAAGCGATACTGAATTAACAAGAGTATCTTTTTCTACTTATTCTGGAATACCAAATAAATTAGATGAAGGCAGACCTAATGAAATTTTAATCAATAGAAATGCAGGTTCTACTACTTTTACTTTATATCCAATACCTGATAATTCCGAAACTTATAAAGTTATGTGGTATAGATTAAGGCAGATATATGATGCAGGAACACCTGCTAGTAATACTATAGATATACCTAAACTTTTTCTTCCTTGCTTGGTTTCTGGTTTAGCTTTTTATATTGCACAAAAAAATCCAGAAGCTATGCAAAGAGTGCCTTTTTTAAAACAACAATACGAAGAACAATGGAAACTTGCAGCAGATGAAAATAGAGTAAAAACATCTATTAGGTTTGTTCCGGGCGGATATAACTAATGAGTAATTATGCTAAAGGAAAATATGCATATGGAATATGCGATAGAACTGGTTTTAGATATAAATTAAATGATTTAAAAAATCAGATTGTAGATCAAAGAAGAAGTGGAATAATGGTTGGTAAAGATGTTATGGATAAAGATCAGCCACAATATCAAATAGGAAGATTACGTATTAATGATCCACAAGCTATAAGACATCCAAGACCACAAACAGATTTAAAAGCTAGTAGAGGTTTATACGCTTGGAATCCTATTGGTGGTTGGAATTCTGCTTATGGTTCTTCAAATTTAAACAATATGGTATTAAAAGGTAATATCGGTAAATTAACTATAACAACAAGCTAATGTCATTTACTTACACAACATTAAAATCAGCTATACAAGATTATACAGAGAATACAGAAACTACATTCGTTGATGATTTATCAATTATAATTAAACAAGCAGAACAGAGAATATTAGATTCAGTACAGTTACCTGTATTTAGAAAAAATCAAACTGGAACTCTAACAGCCTCTAATTCTTATTTAGCAACACCAACTGATTTTCTTTATCCTTATTCTTTAGCTGTATTAAATTCAGATAGTGAATATGTTTATCTTTTGAATAAAGATGTAAACTTTATAAGAGAAGCTTATCCTTCTTCTTCTTCTACAGGATTGCCTGTTCATTATTCACAATTTGATAATAGTTTTTTTCTTGTTGGACCAACACCAGATTCAGCTTATACAGTTGAAGTTCATTATTTTTATAGACCACAATCCATTACAGAAACAAGTGATGGAACAAGTTGGCTAGGTACTAATGCTCCTGACTGTTTATTATATGGATCTTTACTTGAAGCATATACCTTTATGAAAGGAGAGCCTGATGTAATTAATTTATACGATAAAAGATATAAAGAGTCTTTACAACAATTAATGATTCAGGGCGATGGCAGAGATAGAAAAGATGCTTATCGTAGTGGTCAAACTAGAATAGAAGGCGTTTAAACATTATGAAAGAACCTATAAAAGAATTAGAAGGAAAATCAATAGCTATTGTAGCTATGGGCAAGAGTCAAATAGATTTTCATTTATCACAAATACATAGTGTATCTTTTGATGAAGTATGGGCAATTAATGCAATGGTTGGTGTTTTACCTAATATAGACAAGGCTTTTATTCTTGATCCCATGAGTCGTTTTTTAGATACAGAAGATGCTGGATCTATGACTCAAATGATGAGGTTAGTTTTGCCAAGTGCTTATTATCCTATTTATTCTTGTGAATTAGATAGCAGAGTACCTGCTGTTGAAGAATATCCATTAGAGCATGTTGTAAAAGATCTTAGTTGTTCTTATTTTAATAATACAATAGCTTATGCAGTAGCTTTTGCTTTGTGGTCAAAAGTTAGTTCTATTTCTATATTTGGTGTAGACTTTACCTATAAAACAAATATGCACTTCGCTGAATCAGGCAGGGGATGTGTAGAGTTTTGGATTTCTAAGTGTATAGATTCTGAAATAGATATAGCAATTGCTCCAAGATCTTCTTTATTAGATACTGATGTAGAAATTCAAGATAAGTTGTATGGTTATCATAGATTAAATGATCCAAAAGTTACTTATCAGAATGGTGCTGGAATGAAGGTTTGTAATTTTTCAGATATACAAATTGAAGAAAATGGGAAACCTGTGGGTATAATAGGTAGGAAAGATATAGATTTAGAAATACCAGAACCAGAGAAATATTGATGCAAACAGAAGAATTTAAAATTTCGATAGGAAATTTAGGTGTAAAAACAACACACAATAGAGGACATAGTATTGAAGAGATAGCTGAAATGGCGACTAAAAGATTAATTTCGGT